GATTCACAGGGTGAAATGTTGATAAACTACCATATGACAATCGTGTTGACGTACAGCAAACCCTTTGCAATCAATGACTTACCGCAAACCGTAATCGGTGCGGCGCAAAAGCACTGTTCGCTAACTGACAATCGCCTTTCAATTCAGCTTTCAATCCTATGACAGTTTACGGTTTGTAATCGATGTTTTCGAGGCACGGATCAGGGCTCGTTTTGCCACTTTGTTCGCCTAGCGAACAAGTCTTTGCGTACACCTGCGCGCACTCATAATCCCGATTCGCTATTGGCGAATGCTTTAGCCATTGGCGAACTGGAAATTTTCTCCGAAAACTACTTGCTAGTTTTTCGGCAATTGCTATACTGGAATCACTAACCGAGGAGATGGAAATGAAAAAGCTGATCCGCAAACTGCTGAACGCAATCGCACCGATCACTGTCTGTGCTGACTGGCTCGACGGCGTTGCCCTGCATCGTTGCTGGAGCCGTCAGGAAGCGCTTGAATGGGCTGCCTGCTACCCGACTGACGCGGTTATCCTGTTCCGCAACCGCGCGGGCAATGTAATCGCCTGGAGAGGCTAACCATGAAACTGCATACCGTACTTGTCATGCTGGCGAGCGCCTACATGGAGATGTGCTGCATCGATCCGTGGATGCCTGAAGCAAAGCGCCACTGGGTCATCCGTCGCACCGTTGACTACTCAAGGATCTGCCTGCAATGAGAACCGATATCACGTACGTGATCCTCGCGCCTGGTGAGGAACCGCTTGGCTACATCCGCTCAACCGGCAACCCAACGCTGGAGGCGATGGCCGATCACCTGGCCATCCTTGGCGGCTTCGCAAACCGGGATCACTTCCTCCACGGCAATCCCGGCCTCACCTTGAGCTTCGCGCCTCTTCACTGACCCTCAGATACCGGGCTGCGCTCTGCGGCCCGTTCTGCGGCCTCCTGTAAAGCCCTATCCGCAATCCCAATACACGCATCACACCACCGATGTTGCCGACGCACCATCTCTACCAGTGGCATCGTGAATTCCCGGCCACAGCAGGCGCAGAGTACCGAATCGTTTTTGGTCACTTCTGATCTCCTTTCAATTTTGTATGCTTCTAGTGACGCTAGCTACGCTGTCTAAAGACAGCGCGCTAGCAGCACTAGCCTCACCGCTTGCTCACTAGCCTCACTTTGTAGCCTCACCTAGCCTCACTAACGTCACTCCAATCGTCTGGAAGCCTTATCACACCTAGATCTATCGAAATCTTTCCGTGGTCGGCCAGTGAGGCTATCGATTTTTTGACGTTAGAAGTATTGGGCCAATTTTCGAATTTTTCAGGGTTATGAGTGAGGCTACTTTGGATAGCCTCGATAGCCTCTTTTAGCGTCATCTCTTTCTTCGGGGAAAGGTAGATAGCATGCTCAAGGGTCTTGAGGTAGCCCCGCTGCACCCTGAAGTTGTGGCTGGTTTCGAAGTCGCCCACGCGCGGTTTGCGCTCCCGTTTCGCAGTTCGCGTATTAGGAGCCTCGTCCGCGCACTCCTCGATCGCGCAACTGGTGACCGGATCGCCGTCTTCATCCTTATACAGTTCGATAACGGCGAGCCGGTACCCGAAGGCTTGGCCGTCGCGGCCTTCTTTCTGCTTCTCGATGTGCGCCGTGCGAAGATCGTCTTTTCGCTCGATACGGATCTTGTTATCCACCGCCGCACCAACACCGGACCAGCCGCGAATGTCGCCCATCTTGTTTGTGTGGTGAATCAGGATTACCGTGGCGCCCGTGTTCTCGATAATTCGCTGGGCGGCATCGATCGCGGCGCCCATATCCTCAGACGTATTTTCATTCGCGCCGGCGGTGACAGCCGCAAGTGTATCGATAACGACGACGCCGACATTGCCGATCGCGTTGACCTGAGCAGAAATCTCCAGAAACTCGTTTTTGAGATCCATAGCGCCGCCGCGCACCAGGATCGGCAGATCAGTAAGCTCAATGGCGTGATGCTTTGCGTAAGCCGCAAGACGGTTACCGAAGCCGGAAACACCTTCGGCGGCGATGTAGGCCACCCTGGACTGCTTCACCCGGTTACCGCGCCACGGAATGCCACGCGCTATGTGCGCGACCATGTCCAGCACGAAGAACGACTTCGAAGAACCAGGATCACCGTAGACGATCACGAGGCCCTTCTTCTGAATGATGTGCTTGATGTGCCATTCGATACTTTGGGCTGCAGCGAAATCAGCCGCCGGCACGAAAGCGCTATTAACTGCCTTCGGCGCTTTGCTCTTGCCGCCCAATCCAGAAGGCTCAACGCCAAGCTGTTCGCAAATCCAGTTCGCAGCTTCCGAAGCATCTTTCGTTTCGCGCCACTCCAGCACCAGATCGATCGGCGTGCGCTTGCCGTCGCGTTTGTCGCCCTGATCGGCTACGCCGAAGTCCTTGATACCTTCGGCAACAATCGAGATGTCTTCCTCAAGCGAGCGACCCAATGACGCCGAGGTGATGCGATAGCCGCCCTGTTTGTAAGGTTGCGCTTCGGGAAACAGCGCTGGCACCCAGGCGCTGAACGACTTCATGGCGAGCGTATTGACGCGCTGGTAGAACGTGCGCGGCGTTTCAGCGAGTGCAATATCCAGATCAGAAGGTTCTTCCGCCGACTCTTCTTCCGGCTCAAGTGAAAGAAGATAGTCAGGATCAACGTAGCCGTTGCCCAGTGATTGCCAGTGCCAGAAAGGCGCGCCTTTATTCACGACCGGTAGATACATCAGACGCGAGGGCTCTAAACTGCCCTTGTCGATCTCAGGCGCGTTCAGGAGATTGTGAATCGCGCGCACACAGCGCGGATACTCGTCCGGCGTAACATCCCGCGAGAAAGGCACCATCAAGCGCAGGCGCGGCGCTTCATCTGTGTGGCTGCGCGTAGTATGTCCGACGTACGCGAAAGGCACCACACCGCCGGTTAGCTCTTCCTCTTCGAGTCGTCGAAACAGATCCGCTGTCTGCTGGTCATAGTCCAGCTGGGCGGCGCTACGACTGGCTACGCTTTCCTTGTTGCGTACGCCGCCTTCGAAGACGCCAAAGGATACAAACGGCGCTTTCTTTAGACGGTTACGCTCTACCTTCGGCAGCGCCATGAATTCAGCGTGCTGGATAGCGGCTTCGATAGGTTCGCTCGACAGGGCAACAAGCGCCGGCCAGTCCACATACTCCAAGGCAACCAAACCTAGGTTGCTACTCTTGCCACGACCAACAGCGAGCAGCCTTTCAGAAGGTGACTTTTCCATTGGAGTCATTAGTCTTCCTTGCGCGCAGCGCAGCGCGACATCAGCGCGCGTAAGAAGCGAACGAAGAACCGACCGTTCCATTCTTTCTCGGCGGCGTGGAAAGGGCTAATTCCCTCCTTAAGAACGAGCGAATCGGCGATAAGCATAGGCAGGGCTTCCTCGACGCACTGGCGGCAGCAGGTTATTTCTGTCCGTCCTTGCCAAACAACTGCACTTCGGGTACTGACTGTTCGCGAGCAGAAGTCGCAAACGGCGGATTTATCGGAGGTGTAGCGCGCGGCGAGTCCCATTACGCGGCCTCCCGCTTCGCTTTCTGTGCGTCGATCCACGCTTGCACTTCGGCGGATTCCCATCTTACAGCCGTACCCAACCGCACAGGTTTAGGGAAGCCGTGCTCACTCATCAGCTTGTAGACCAATGGCCGGCTGCTACCCAGCAGTTCAGCCACATCGTTCGCGGTAATCAGCATCTGTTAACTCCTAGGACAGTTGTGACATCCTACTCCGCAAATCGCAAACCCACAATAGAAAAAGGCCCGCTGGGGTGGCGGGCCTCAAAGCACAACTTCCGAGGAGATTCTCGGATAGTGTATCAGAAGCGATAAACGGCGGTGAGCGTTTGCAGATTGCGAACCAGACCCGGGTATTGATCGGTGCTGTTCAGAATGTGCGTGTAGTAGCGGTAAGACAGGCTCAGGTTGCCGCGCTCGATACGCGCGCCCATGACGTACCCGACCCGCATGCCGGAAGGCGTGCGCACGTGCTGCGTCGGGTCCAGATACGCCGCTTCCTTCCATGTAGTCCAGAACAGGAAAGGGCCGCCTTCGATAGCGAACCGCGTACCGCGGTAGGTGTAACCGGGTTCGAGCGTCAGTGCGATGCCTTGCACGTGGCCGGAGCCAGTGAAACGGTAAGCCTGACCTGCGTAGTTATGACTAGCGTAATCAGCGTCAGATACGCAATTACAGGTAGCAGTCTGAGTGCCCAGATACGTATAGTCAGCATGATAGTTAAAACTCCAGTTGTGAGCCGCGTAGATCTCGCCAGTGAGGCCGGCAGCAAACGCCGGGGTCTTCAGCCTCTCGTGATTGTCGGCAACGTTGTGCTGCGTCCATACGCCGTCCACGTCCGAGGCGAGGGAGACACCGGCCCCCGCTTCGAACTGGAACCACGAACCGGCGTAAGCAATGGACGGAACCAGCAGGAGAAGGGGCAGGAGTTTCATGATATTTTGTATCTCCGTGCGGGAAGGTACTTGCGAACTACCCATTTTCCTGCGCCATCTATGCCTTCCTCACAGGCCTCGTTTATGTGTTCCTGGCACGCCCGCTCCCAAAGAGTGACGAACACGGGGTCTCCACTCTCGTCCAGCACGACAAAAACCGTAGGCTCATCAGTCATCATTTCCTCACCATCATGCAAAGTGCCGCGAAATCGCGATTTGTCTTTCCCCAGTCGGTAAGCGTCTCCGTGAGCCGCAAATTGCGATACGCAGGCGGTGTGGCTGGAGTCTTGTTCGGAGCTGGAATTTCGTCCTGCTTCAGACAGTACGTAAATTCCAGACTGCCGCCATGCTTGTTGCTATTTCCGGTTCGCAGACGTGCCAGCGTACCTTCTGCCGCCATGAAACCTAGCAGTCGCGTGGCATACGACAGTGAGATACCGGCCCGCATCGCCACCTGGGCGGATAGCATACGTTCGCCTGATTTGAAGGCGGCAAGGATCTTTTCCTTCTTTTCTTCTGCGCTCATAGATTCCTCCAAGGCTGGCGCACATCGCTTTCCGGATCAAGCGCATCCTGAACAATGGCTCGCGCTTTCTCCAGTTCGTTAACGGCTTCGGTCAGCAGTTCAGCCATGTTGAAGTCCTTTCGCTTATCGGCAGCGATAGCCGCGTTTCGCAATCTGTGAATCAGGAATGTGCTCATTCGTCTTCCCCCGGGCGGTCTGGCTCTTCGCTGAACTCAACAAGGTACATGCTCGAACCGATCTGAAGTGAGTGCTCGTCACCTTGCAAACCGCGCCATTCGCGGACCTGCCAAAAACTACGGCACCCATGTCGAGCTTTGCGAACACTTTCGGCAGCGTTTGTGCTAGCGTAATGCCAAGATCCGTCTTTCCAGACCGACCAGGTCATCGAGGGCACGTAAGGTAAACGCGTCTGATAAAGGCCTTCGCGAGCCGGCTTGACGTGGTCCGGGAACCAACTGGTCTTTTTCATTTTCCGCACCCCTTATAGAAAGAACAGTTCGCGCACGCACTGGAGATATCTCCCCGGCCCACAACCGGGAGCGGCTGTTCGCGCTTGCGTCTGTTGACCGCACGTATTGCGGTTTCGATTCGCCCTGCCAGATCGGAACTCGCTTCGCGCCGATCTGCTGCCAGGTCGTACAGATGCTGCCACGAACACTGGGCGAGGGTCGCCACGTCAAGCTTCTCCGCGCGGCTTGAGTCTGCCATCCACTGCTTGAATTTGTTCATTCGGTAGCCTGCGGAGCGTTGCGCAGAAGGGCAAGAAGCGCTTCGGCTTCCCACTTGAAATGATCCGACGCCGCCGACCGCGCCGCCGACCGCGCCGCCGACCGCGCCGCCGACCGCGCCGACACCGCCGACCACACCGCCGACCGCGCCGACCGCGCCGACCGCGCCGCCGACTCCGCCGCCGACCACGCCGCCGACCACGCCGCCGACCGCGCCGACTCCGCCGCCGACTCCGCCGCCGACTCCGCCGCCGACCGCGCCGACCACGCCGCCGACCACGCCGCCGACCACGCCGCCGACCGCGCCGACTCCGTTTTGTATTGCGATTCGCAATACGTGATTACCAGATCGAGAGCCGCAACGCATTGTTTCGCGTATGGTTCCGGATTCGATAGCAGGCGGTCACGATCCCGCGTATGGCGTTGCGAAGCGAGTTGCCAGTGAACATTTTCCACGTCGGCACCAACGGGCACGGCTTCCAGAAAGTCAACCGCAAACCGCTGCGCATCGACCGGCGGCAGACCTTCGAAGATCCGGTCTTCCAGATGCGCGAGCCATTTCGGCAAACCAAGTTCATCTTCATACGCCGAATGGTTGTACTGATCCAGCGTGCAACCAACCGCGCAACCGTGGCCGTTTTCCCAGCCTGTGCCCTGAATGATCTCGTCTGCTGCATGATGCGCCTTGAGCCGCGCCAAGTACTTATGTTTTACTGCTTCGTCGCCGTGAAACGCTTTCATGATTTCTCCTTTCGGTTGATGTGAAACGGACTATAGCAAATGCCGAAACATTCCGCAAGTGCAAAAGTTAGCTTGACAAGCTCCCGGCGCGGGATATAAATTTCATTCCGCAGTGACCCATAACCGAAGGAGAAAAGTATGTCATTGGAAGCGAAACTCGAACTGCTGACCGCAGCAGTTATTGAACTCACAGCCGCGATCGGCGCAATGCAGGCTCCGGGTCCGATCGAAAGCGTCACTTATGGCAAAGCCATGTCTTTCGATACCGAGAAAGAGCTTGTCGAAACGATCACCGGCCAGAAGAAACAAGTCCCAAACGTTCAGCCGTCGTCTTCGGATACGACATCTGGCGAACCGTCTGCACCGACTGGCGAATCATCTTCGCCCGCGCTGGACTACGTGAAGGATGTGAAGCCGATTACCATTCGGTTGTCCAAAGAAAAGGGCCGTGAAATCACGATCGGCGTGCTGTCGCGCTTCGGCGTGAAGTCGGCTCAGGATCTCGACACTACCCAGTGGGCGGAGTACATCGCGCATTGCAAGAAAGTACTTGCGGGCGGTGAAGTATGAAAGTCACCTTCCATTGCGACAATGGCGCAAACATTCATAGCGAACGTGAGGAAGAGTTCGATACCGAGGAGGACTTTGGCCTGACGGATGCCGAGTGGAAAGACCTTTCGGACGAAACCAAAAACAAGTATGTCGAAGACTGGGCAATGGGAAACTTCGACTACTGGCTAGAGGAGGAAGGCGAAGATGACTGACCGCCCCCACGCGTTAGCGAGCCCCAGCAAAGCGGAAATGTGGCTTGCATGTGCCAACTCGCTTGCCGCGAACATCGGCCAGCCGGAAGGTGACAAGAAAGCCGCCGACCTAGGTACGGACAAACACGAACTGATGACCTTGTGCTTGCAGTTCAACGTGGATGCCATGTCATACGACGGCCATGTCCTGAAGTTCGGGCACACGGTCAACAAGGAGTTGGCGCATGACGTACAAACTGTGGTTGATAACGTACGTGATCGGATCGCCGCTTATGAGCTACGCGGTTGCACTGTTACGCTTGAGCTTGACCAGGCCGTACCGATCGAACATATCACCGGTGAAAGCGGAGCGACAGGCAGGTTGGACGTTGCTTTGGTCGTTAGCTGGCCTGACGGTCACGCTTCTCTTGATGTGATCGATGCGAAGTTCGGCTACTCGGAAGTACTTGCAGAAGAGAATCCGCAACCCCTGATGTACGCTTCCGGCGCGCTGGAAATGTTCGGACTGGTTGAGGATTTCACGGAAGTGAATCTGGTGATCGAGCAGCCGCTTCGCGGTACGACGGAGTGGTGCACGACGCCCGACGACATCGGCGCATGGGTCGAGCATTCACGGCCGAAAGCCGAAAAGGCAATTCTTATCCACAACATGGCCGGCGAGCGCGCGCTTAAGACGGAGGACTTCGGGGTCAGCGAGAAAGGGTGCATGTGGTGTAAGGCGAAAGCGGTTTGCCCTGCCCTGCTAAAGCACGTGGAGGAAACGATCGAAGCGACCTTTGAAGTAGAAGGGCCGCTTGCGGATGCTGAACTCCTGCCAGTCGATGAACTCGCCAGCAAGTTCGAAAAGCTGGAACTCATCGAAGACTGGATAAAAGGGGTTCGCGCTCGCGTCGAGCTTGAACTGCTGGCCGGAAAGCAGATTCCCGGTTTGAAACTGGTGGCCGGCAAGAAAGGTAATCGGGCCTGGGTTTCGGATGACGAAGCTGAAGCCATGATGAAGAAGTTCAAGATGAAACAGGACCAGATGTACAGCTTCAAGTTGCTGGGTCCGAAGCCGATTCTTGAAGCGCTGAAAGATCAGCCGCGACGCCTGAAGCAGATCGAGAGCCTGATCGTGCAGCCCGCAGGTAAGCCGCACGTGGCACTCGATTCGGACAAGCGTCCTGCGCTTGAAATCAAACCCGTTGAAGACGGTTTTGACACTATTGAAGACCTTTGCTAGGAGATTTACAAAATGGGTACCATCGTTCAACTGAAGCACGTCCGCATCGCGTTTATTGACAATCTGTTCGAGCCGGCGCAGTACGAAGGTCAGGGCGACTTCCGCCACTCGGCCACGTTCATTATCGAACCGGGTAGCGCGAACGACAAGGCGATCCAGCACGCTATCCAGCTGGAAGCGAACGCGCTGTGGGGGAAGAAGGCCGAAGCGTTCCTCGAAGACATGCGCACGAACAAGAACAAGTTCTCGTATATCAAGAACAAGAAGGACAAGACCGGCGAAGTGTATGAAGGCTTCGAGAACATGTACGCGCTGTCCGCAATTCGCAAACAGAAAGACGGCACGCCGCTGTTTCTCCACAACATCAAGGACAACGAGACAGGCAAGGCGAAGCGCCTGACCGGCAAGGAAGGCATTATCTACGCCGGCTGCTACGTGAACGCCAAGGTCGAAATGTGGGCGCAGGGCGGCACGTACAGCGGCATGCGTTGCGGGCTCCTGGGCGTGCAGTTCGACGCGCCGGGCGATAGCTTCGGCGGCGCTTCCCGGCCTTCCGATGACGGCTTTGATGCTGTGGATGCGGAAGATTCCGACGACCTCGCGTAAGCGGACGGCCCTTCGGGGCCTTTCTTCTGAGGAGAAGAATAATGATTCACGTGATAGAAAAAGGCAGCAATCCCAAGAATCCGCTTGTTCAGTTCTCGTCCATCGCGAAGGCCGCGCAGTGGTGCGTGAGTTGCGCCGATATGTTTGGAACTCACTTCGAAATCTGGAGCGTGTGGACTTTCAAGCGGAAGCCGGCTAAAAAGGTTCTCGAAGCGGAGTACGAGGTTCTCCCATGAAACTCTGGTGGGATCTGGAAACCTACAGTGAAACCCCAATCAAGGACGGCGCGCACCGGTACGCGGAGACGGCAGAAGTATTGCTGTTCGCGTGGGCGGTGGATGACGGGCCAGTTCAGTGTTGGGACTGCACCGAAGGTATGTTCGTTCCTGAAGGCTTGCAAACTGCGCTGTTCGAAGCCGACGAATACTGGGGGCATAACTCAGGAGGGTTCGACCGCGTAGTCATCAAGCGCGCGATTCCTGAGTTCTACTACGTGATGGATGAGCACAAGCATCGGGACACAATGGTGCAAGGTCTCTGCCACGGGCTCCCCGGTTCGCTATCCGCGCTCTGTTCCATTTTCCGCCTGGATGCTGACGTGGCGAAAGACAAACGCGGCAAGCAACTCATTCGCATGTTCTGCATGCCGCAGCCGAAAAACAGCAAGATCCGCCGGCGCACGAAGGAAACGAACCCTGCCGAGTGGCTGGAGTTTATCGAGTACGCGAAGTCGGATATCACGTCCATGCGCGTCCTCCACCAGAAGATGCCGAAGTGGAATTACCCGAACAACGAATTCGAACTGAAACTCTGGCAGATCGATCAGCGGATCAATAACGAAGGAGTGTATGTTGACCAGACTCTCGCTCTTAAAGCCATCGAGGCGACGGACCTTGCGCAAGCCCAGCTTGCGGAGCGCACATCACTGGCTACGGATGGCGAAGTGGCAAGCGCAACACAAAGAGACAAGCTACTCGCCTTCATTCTCGCGGAGCATGGTGTATCCCTGCCGGACATGCGGATGGACACACTTGAGCGTCGATTGTCCGACCCCTCCTTACCTGATGGAGTTAGAGACCTCCTTGGTATCCGGCTTGCAGCGAGCACTTCCTCCGTATCGAAGTACAACCGGGTCGTACGATCCACAAGCAGTGATGGCTATCTCCGAGGTCTTATTCAGTTCTCCGGTGCGGGACGTACAGGCCGCGATGCGGGCCGTCTCTTCCAACCTCAAAACCTCATGCGTCCGACTCTGGAAGCGGAAGTGATCGAGGAAGGCATTGAAGCCATCAAGGCGGGTTGCGCGGACCTGATCACAGATAACGTGATGGAACTGTGCGCCAACGCCATGCGAGGTGTGATTATCGCACCGCCGGGCAAGAAGCTGGTGATTGCCGACCTGTCGAACATCGAGGGGCGCGTACTCGCTTGGTTAGCGGGGGAAGAATGGAAGCTACAGAAGTTCCGTGAACTGGACAAGAACGGGGGCCCAGACCTTTACGAGATTGGCTATGGTTCAACGTTCGGTATCGACCCCGCTGAAGTGCTGAAGTGGCAACGGCAAATCGGCAAGGTGATTGAGTTGTTCCTGGGGTTTGAGGGCGGTGTCGGAGCTTTCATGACCGGAGCCGCGACTTACCGAATCGATCTGGATTCATTGAACGCGGAAGTACCAGGCGATATCTGGTACGAAGCGGAAAACTTTTACAACTGGATGGTTGACCAGAAACGCTCCACGTTCGGACTGAAGCCGGAAACATTCATCATGTGCGACTCGATCAAACGCTTGTGGCGCCGCGCGAATCCGAAAATCGCCTCGTGGTGGCCGGAGTTGAAAGACAAGACGATCGCCGCAATCGAGAATCCTGATGAAGAAATCGTGTGTCGCAAAGTGCGGATCGTTCGGCGCGGCAACTGGCTTCGAATCATCCTGCCAAGCGGCCGTTCGCTGTCGTACCCCGCGCCACGCGTTGAGGGCGACACGATCAGCTACACGGGCATGAATCAGTACTCACGAAAATGGGAACGCCTGAAAACTTATGGTGGAAAAATCGCGGAAAACGTCACGCAAGCAGTTGCGCGCGACGTGTTCAAGGCAAGCTACCTTGACATCATGGCTGAAGGCTACGACATACGCCTCCCGGTTCACGATGAAAATATTACGTATGCGCCTGATGGAAAACTCTACGGTCCCAAGGCGCTTGCGCGGTTGATGTCCCAAGTACCGCCATGGGCAAGCGGCCTACCGCTGGCCGCAGCCGGGTTCGAAGCGTACCGCTACAGAAAAGATTGACAATCTTTCGGCAATTGCTATACTGGACTCGTG